GTTATGAATAACTTATTAAATTACTTAACAAAACCGCAGGTAGCAAGATCATACAGTCCTATGTTTGATCTTTTTAATACACTAGAAGAATCGTTTACCGCACCTGGTGCGTCGTTTTCAAACGACAATATTCGTTTTAACGAAAATAAAGAGAGCTCTAATATTGAAATTGATCTCCCTGGTGTAAAGAAGGAAAACCTTAAAGTCACTTACAATGATGATACAGACGTGGCATTTGTTGAAGCTAAACGAACCATTCATACAAAGACTGGTTCTAAGGAAGAAACATATAACCGATCATTCAGAATTGATGGACATGACTTTAATACTGAACAACTAAAAGCAGAAATTACTGATGGAGTTTTGCGCATTAATGTTCCAAGAATGGAGCGCAAAGAACAAAAAGTAATTAACGTAGAAGTCGCTTAAAGCTTCTTATCTCATATAATATCAGGCGGCGGAATATTAAAGTATTTCGCCGCCTTTCTTTTCATGTACTACAGGGTCTGCTTGAGACCGGACATGGCTATTTAATTCTTTTCCTACCGCCCGAACACCATCTTTATCTGCATATAACTTAAGTGGTAGGTTCTTAAACGGGTGAGTATGAGGATACGACTCAACAAGATTATCATTACTTGGAGCTACTAACGTTAACGTACAACCATTACACGCCAATGGACGACCCGGTTTAGGATGATTAAGCATCGAGCCGCCCTGGATGTTAACATCAAAAGTTAACCCTTCTAATAACTTACCAAACAATACGATAGGTTCTGTTTCTTGTACTTCAACAGGAGCGGACACATGATGTACACTTAATTCTCCTTCTATATGGGCTCCACCCTGAATGACAACATTCTGACTAACACCTAAATTACTATCTATTAGTACTTGTCGACTATGCTTATTACGTAAAGTTAACATTTCAGCAGCAATATCGATCCTTTTAGATGACATATTAATTTCATACTCTGAACTTATATTAACTTGTTGTCCAGCAATGTTTGTTATGGTTCCTCCAATATCAACTCCTCCAGTAGACTTAATACTAACTCCTCCACTACCAACTAAGACATTCCATTTATTGCCGATGTTTTGTGTATAATCTCCTCCGGGGAAATCATCCTGATGAACATATTCTAATAAAGCAGATTCTTTCTTTGTAGTAACAACTCCTTTATCGAATGATTGTACTTGATAATTTTCAATCTTCCCAACCTCATCTATACGCACTGATGGAAAATCATTATAAATTAAACCAATATTTTCTATTTTATGCTTTGTAATGTTTACAATTTCACTACCACCTAATCCTAATTTTTTTTCAGTAGCAATTATTTTTTGAATTTTTGTCTGAAGATTATCTATAACATGTTTTTCTTTATCTGTTTCAACATCCCAATCCCCATCTCGGCTAGATGGGCTTTTGCCAGACCCACCACAAACCGGGCAGGCTGTTTTACCTAAAAACCGAGCGGGGCTACCCGGATCAATTAAATCACTAACAGTATTAGCATATGTTGATTGAACTCCGAACAAGAATTCAAATGAAGGCGTATCACTAGTATAAGCCACATTTTGTGTAATACTTTTAAATGTATATGCATTGTCCCATATTTGATCCTTTAAACTCACCTCACTACACAGAGGACATGGGCCGGGGGTTCCTAATTTACGCTGAAGACCTGAAGTCTTCTTTATAAAATCATTCGGATCTATTATAGCCTCAGCTCTTTTAAGTTCAAATAACTGCTTACCGTCAGCAACAGACTCCATAAGGTCGCGCCATTCCTTTTGATATTCTCTAGTTAAATTACCAATCTTTTTATAATAATCTCCGTTAATAATTTGATCGTAATCTCTACCAACATAATCATTCTTAGTCCCATTAACAGTAAAAAACTCATCACCTTGAACTAATTTTTGATTATTCTTTGTTGCAAACTCTATATTAACATTATTATTAAGCTCTTTAAAGGAACCAGAATAATGAGTTAATTTTAACGACTCTTTATTATCAGTACTAACTATTTCTATAGTACCGCCCTTTTGATTTATAACATATTTATTTCTATAAATGTCTGTGTTGTGATTATAGTCGGTGCTTACATTTTCATACGAACCTGGGTAATCTAAATCAGAATTATATATCGACTTCCATTCTGCTTCACCATACGTAGTTGCAAAATAAACAGGATTATCTGGATTACCTTCCGCAAAAAATACCCATACATGGGCACCTACATTAGGTACACTAAAACTACCCTTTGCACTATTAGAATAAGAAGTAGGAACATAATTATATGAAAACTTATTTACATTATTAAATCTAACTTCGTTTTTATTTGAAAATGCATCCGCAACTTTAAGGTCATGATGCTCATACTTTCGAGCAGGCTTTTCACCGATACCATCATCGTTGAGTTTATATGTATCACTACCAGTAGGCTCCTCTCCAGCGGCATCCCAGGTAGGCATTGAACTATCTTTTTTATTTGAATCTGATATTGTTGCTGTTTGACTATATGCATTATATCTAGCCGGTGCCATACTACCTACTAACGGCGAGGCGCACTCAGCCCACGGTACTACAACCTTAAGCTCTTCTATAATATCTGTAATATCACTATCGATATTTTTTCCAATAAATTTAAAAGACTTATCCTCATTTTTTTCATCCCAGTTTTTATACACTGTAGGTGATATATGAGGTACCCATATTTTTATTTTACCGCCTTTATCAGGATCATTATTTTGTATAACTATACCTAAATAATTTCCAAAATATTTCTTAGATTCGTTTAATTTTGAATCTATATTTGCATTTACATATATACTCATTTTATCTTACTGTTCATTTTAACCTGGAGGGTCTAGTCCTAAAGCCTCATAACCATATTTGTCAATATCTGCTTGAGATACTCCTCCACCAGTATTACTCGTCATCCGAAAACCAGAACCGCCTGTATTAAACTCTTTATCACCAGTTACTTGTGCATTAATTCGATCCGCGAATTCTTTGTTCTGTTTTCTCTCTTCTTCAGTCATCCATTTACCTCCTCGATCACCTTGTCCTGTATACACATACTCTACCTTACCACCTGGAAGACGGTGCTGGGAGCTTACTATTGCACTAACAGTATTCTTACTTACTGCTTGACCTTTCTCAAACGCACGCTGGGCGCCGTTGACGCCCGCAGTAGCTGCGGCCTGTTCGACTTGTGCACGATGTTCTGGCTTCATCATATCTCTTTTAAATTTGTCTGATAATGGCTTTTGATATGTCGGGTCGTTCGGCTCGTTCGGTGTAATGTTAGATTGGTCATCTGTTTGATTTTTTGTATCTTTAACTTTATTTGCTTCTTCTCTTTTTCTCTTTCCTTCCTCAAACGCATTCATGAATACTTTTACTTCAGCAGAAGAAGCAGGAGTAGCCTCCGGACAAATTGATCTGATTGATCCATGTAAACTTTGTTTAAATAATGTTAATTGATGTATTTTAATTTTGTTATACATTAACCCTCGAAGCTCGGCATCAATTTTTTGTTCTAATTGATTTCGAAATTTTCCTAAAATACCATTTAATCTATCTTCAAGATTTATTAAAAAATCTAAAGTGGGAAACTTATTAAGTAAATCTCTTACTGCTTTATTAATACAACCAACTACTGTTTGCATGAATGTGTCTTTAAGAGCAGATATTTGTGATTTAATAGAATCTAATACTGCACCACCTAAACTTTGTAATAAATTATCTTGATCTAAACTCACACCAGTAAATTTTTCCAATGTACCTGTTATAGCTTCTTTCGGAGTTAGCTTTGAGCCTTCTTTAGCTGCTTTAACGAGATCCTTAACTTGTCTAGGTGTAATCGATGCAATGATACCAGTTTTTTTATCACCTGATAACTGATCTTTTATTTTAGTAGGATCTAAGATGTCTTTAACAGCATCGATTTTTTTCTTAATTGCTGCTTTTACTAATTTTACCGATATTAAGCTTTTAATGTTTATCGCTATTTCCGGAAATGGCGGGAGCGTTGGGATCGCAAGCTTTTTCTTAATTGCAGCTAATGCTTTTGCGGCACTAGCTGCAGCACCTCCGAGTGCTTTTTTTGCTGATGCTTTTATATCTGGCATGTATAATTATTTATTACTTGATCTTTGTAGTAGATATGCTATAATAGTGCTTATGATTAAAGTCTCGCACGAGTCTCCTATCACTCTTCTTCCAGAGTCGATATTATATAACGATTATCAATATTGTTTAGTGCACTTAATGGAAGAGGAACCAGAATATAAAGATTGGTTCCTAGGAAAATACAGAGCAACAAGACCAGATGGAGAGATTTTATTAGATAATTCTATTTTTGAGCTCAAGGAAGCATTTGATTCAGACAAATATGCTGAATGGTGTGAGAGAATAAATCCAAATTATTACATTGTACCTGATGTATTAGAGTCATCAGAAGGTACAATGGAGAATTTTAAAGCGTTTACAGATGCTTATAAGAAGTTACCTGGAGCTACAATAGGAGCTGTTCAGGGTAAGACATGGACGGATGTCGTTGAGTGTTATAGGTTTATGTCAGCGTATGCTGATTATATTGCTATTAGTTTTGATTTTAGCATGTACGATGTAACTGGTTTTAGTAATTTACTAACTCCTAAAAAATTAATGCGACAAACTACAGGAAGACAACATCTTGTAAAACGACTTATTGATGAAGGATGGTGGAATTGGGATAAACCACATCACCTATTAGGAGCATCGCTTGCTAGAGAGTTTAAATGGTATGTAAATAATAACGTCTATAATATTAGAAGTCTTGATACATCTAATCCAGTAGTTGCAGGTCTGTTAGGGTATCAATATA